TTTCATTATTTGAATTATTAAATAAATTATTAATTTCTGAAACTACAACAGATAATTTACGTTTAAATAATTGTTCGGATTCTAAAATAGACATTTTTTTTGTCATTTTTATTATTATTATTATTATTATTATATTTTAAAATTAAACGTAAAAAATATAGTTATTAAACATATAATTAATATATTAATTATATGTTTAATAGTATTCATTTTTCTTATCGCAATTGCATTAATTTTTTATTTATTATCTTGTTGTGCTTTTAATTTTGCTTTACGATTTAAATATGCGTTATGTCTCCATTCTTTTAATTTTTCTGGATTATTTTCTTTTATTTTCTCCATATAATTTTTTGCTTTTTCTTTAACAATATTACTATTCTTTTCATAGTATTTTTTATTTCTTTCCGGATTAGTATAACACTTTAATTTTTCTTCTAATTCATTATTTTTATTTTTAAGTTCTTCTATTTCAAGTTTTAACTTATTTATTTCTTCATTCATTATATATTACTATAATAATATTATAACATAATTTTAAATATTTTATCCCATAATATTAAGTATAAATTACATCAAAACATAAAAGTGAAGATTTTAAATTATCTGCTGTTGAATACTATTTAGTTGGTGATAAATCACAATTAGAAGTATGTAAAATATTCAAATGTAGTCCAAGAAGTTTAATGAGATGGGTTGAAAAATATGAAAAGGAAGGTGAAATAAAAAGAGAAAATAGAAAACCAGTTGCATATAAAGTTCATAAAGAACACGTTAAATTTTTATTAGATGAAATCAATAAAAATAAAACCATAACTATGACTGAATTAAAGCATAAATTGAAAGATAAATTCAAGATTGAATTAAGTAGGTTTCATATCAATAGAATTATTACTGATAATAACATTACATTAAAAATAACAAGAATACGACATGAACCAGAAAAAAGATTTGGTAAAGATATAAATATAAATCAAAAATTAAAAGAATTCTATGATGAAATAAAAAAGCATAAATTAGAAGATATTATATGTATTGATGAGACAAGTATTAGTGGCTTACAGAAAAGACATCAATGTTATAGTGAATTAGGTAAAAGATGTGTAATAAAAACACAATCACAAGAAGTCTTCAAAAAATATACTGGTATATTTGCAATTTCTTATAATGGTGTTTTAGGTTGGGATTTATATGAAAAGGGTGGAATTGATAGTGATAGATTATATGAATTTTTAGAAAAATATATAACTAAAAAATACAAAAATAAATTAATTATTTTGGATAATGCAAGTAGTCATAGAAACGCTAAAATAAAAGAATTAGTAAATAAGCATAATACATTATTATATAGTGTTCCATATCAACATTTTACAAATAGTATAGAAAATTATTTTAGTATGATGAAATCTAGATTACAAAAATTAAATGGTTTAACTCGCAAAGAATTAAAAACTAATATAGAAAAAGTCATTAAAGATATACTAAAAGAAAAGTATGAAAATATAATTAAAGGAACTTATAATAGAACAGAAAAATATCATAAGAAACCTTCTAATAGAAAAAAAACATTAAAAAATTATTTATAATTTACATATTTAAAAAATCGGCGTTTTAAATGTGCAAAGGTGTAATATATATATATATATATATATATATATATTAAAATTATAACTATAACTATTATTAAATTAATATTATAATACTATTTAATATATGGTATATTAGGCATATTATTTATATTAGGCATTTTAGGCATATTATTTATATTAGGCATATTAGGCATATTATTTATATTAGGCATATTAGGCATATTAGGCATATTAGGCATATTGGGCATATTGGGCATATTATACATATTAGGCATATTGGGCATATTATACATATTAGGCATATTAGGCGTTTTAAATATATTAGACATAAATGGTATATTTAATTCTGATCTAATTTCTTTTAAATCGTTTTTTTCTTCATTTGTTAAATTTTGATAAATTATTATTAATATAATTAATATTATTAAAATTATACTTAAATAATTAATAAAACACATAATATAATATAATATTATATAATATTTTATTTTATTAAATTAAAATTTTAATATATTTTTAATATATTTTCAACATCTTCTAAATATAAAATTTCTTTTTCTAATAATAATTCAACTATTTTATTAAATTCGGCATAATTATCAGTAATGAGTTTTTTTGCATCTAAATATGCATCATTTACTAATTTATATACTTCATCATCTATTATTTTTTTTGTCTTATCAGAATATTTATCTATACCATAATTTCCAGTTTCAATATCATTATAAAATACATTCATTTTATCTCCCATTCCAAAAATATTTATCATTTTTCGTGCTAAATTATTTGCTTCTTTTAAATCTTGTGTTGCTCCTAATGAAACTAATAAATCACCAAAAAATACACTTTCGGCTGCTTTACCTCCCATCATAATCACTAATCTTTTATATAAATTATCTTTTGTATATAATCCATCATTTTCAATATCATTAAATAATGTATAACCACCTGCTCCATTATATGTTGCTTTAATAGAGATTTTTTGTAAATTAAAATATTCTTTAAACATTAATGTCATATATGCATGTCCAACTTCATGAATACTAATACGATATTTTGTATCATAATTTCTTGTATCTGTTTTTTTTACAATTCCAACTAATAATTTTTCATATGCATCATTTATATTCTGTCTATCTATAAAATTATTTCCTTCTCTAGCTGCCAATATTGCACCTTCATTAATTAAATTCTTAATATCTGCTCCCGAATATCCTTGTGTTAAATGACTTAATTCTTTAATATTCATATTTTTTGTTTTTTTCTTTCCTAAATAATAATCTAATATTTTTTCTCTAGCCGTATTATCTGGTAATCCAATTTTTACTATTCTATCAAATCTACCTGGTCTAAGTAATGCATCGTCTAAAATATCTTTTCTATTTGTTGCGCCAATTATTAGCATATCTTCATTATCTTTAAAACCATCCATTTCTGCTAATAATTGATTTAATGTTTGTTCTCTTTCATCATTTCCCATATTAAAATCCCCACCTCCTCTTTTTTTACCAATTGTATCAATTTCATCTATAAAAATAATAGATGGTTTATTTTGTCTAGCTGTATCAAATAATTTTCTAATTCTTGAAGCTCCCATTCCAACAAATAATTCCATAAATTCTGATCCTGAAACAGAAAAAAATGTTGCATTTGTTTCTGATGCAATTGCTTTTGCTAATAATGTTTTTCCTGTACCTGGTGGTCCTTCTAATAATATACCTTTTGGTAGTTCTGCACCAAGTTCATCGTAAATTGAACTATTTTTAATATACGATATAACTTCATAACATTCTTCAAAAATTTCAGGATTACCTATCCAGCTATTTATACTAATATTATATTTTTTATAATCAAATTCATTATCAAAATTACTATTTCTTGAACCTAAATTCGTAAAATCTCCACCACGATTAACATTTCTTATAAAATTTATAAAATATATAAATATTATTATTGGAAAACCATAATTATATATATATTGAAAGCCATGAGATATTATACTCAATATATTATCTGACATTGGATTATAAAAGTCAATATTTATATCATTTGATACTGAATTATCTATTATTTTTGGTAACATTATTGGATCTATATTTGTTATATGATAATTATATATAGTTTTATCTACAACATTATCTGAACTAATTACATCATGATAATCTTGATTAATAAATATTTGATCTATTTTATGATTCTTAATATTATTAATTAAATTGTTAAATGGTTGATTATCAATTATAGGACGAATATTATTTAATTTAAATGCAATTGTAGAAGTTGTTAATAGTAATATTAAAAAATTATATATCATTATATTTTAATAATATTTTATTTTTATATATTATTATTTTTTTTTATAAAATTAATTATTATTTTTTTTTATAAAATTAATTATTAGAATAATAATTTTTTAAATATTTATTATTTTTAACATTTCAGAATTTTAAAAAATATATTTTACATATTGTAGAAAATAAATATAAAACAGTTAAAAAAAATATAGTTTTTATTATTATAATAATTGGTATATTTATTAAAACTCCATATAGTATTTGATACTGTTTAATAGTATTTATAAATATTATACTATTTTTATTTTTCATAATAATTTGATAAATATTAGTATAAGAATAATCACATGTATTTTAAATTATTTCATTAATTCTTTTACACCTTTTAACATTTCAAACGCCGATTTTTATATAGTCTAAATCATAAAAAAAATTGATTTAAAATTATAAATATATAAATATAAAACATTAACAACCATATTCCAAAATGACAACCACGATTGAAAATATTAAGATGGATACATTATTTTATTATAGCAAATCAGCAAATAAATTAGCTGGAAAAGGTGTAAATGAAGAAGTTTTAAATTACAAAATATATGATGAATTAAATAAAATTAAAGATTGGAGAAAAATATTAAGTAATTTATATATTCATGAATTCATATATGAAGATAAAACATATAATTCAGTTGAACACGTATTTCAATCAAAAAAAATAGAAATTGTTGATAAAGAAAAAGCATATTGGTTTTGTAAAAATTCTGGCAATGATATTGGAATGGGGGATGGTTTCGTTGCTAGAAAAAATAGAAAATTAATTATTTTAAAACCAGAAGAATTAATTATATGGAATAATATAAAATATCAAGTTATGTATGAAATATTATTAGCAAAGTTTACACAAATATCAATTGCTAAAAAAGTATTATTATTAACACATAATGCAATATTATTACATGGAGCAAGAGGAATTCCAATATGTAGACAAATTGAATTAGAACAAGTTAGAAATGAATTAAAAATCGGCGTTTGAAATGTAAAAAGGTGTAAAAGTTTTATTAATACCACTATAATCTCCACCATACACAAAATAATAATGAAATGAAAGATATTTTTGTTTTTTGTTCTAATTGGTATTTTTTCTTTAATATTAATAGTACTCTTACAATGAGAAATCTTCATTTTTTGTTGTAATATTTTATCAATTATACGTTTATTAGAAATATCTTTATAAAAAAATAATAATGCTATATATTTACTAATATTTTTTGTTGTTTCTGCTAAGATTGCTGTGTATTTAAATAATAAAATATTACTTGGTTTATATTTATTATTAGTTTTATTTATAATTGCCCTAACAGCTTGATATTCTGTTATTATACTACTAGTTGTACTAATTATATTAATATTTGTCATTTTAGAACTAGGTTCAAAATTTTAACCAATTGCAAATATATTTTGAATATAATTAGTTTTAGAAATAATTAAACCATAAATAGGATTTAAAAATGGTTCCATTTCTGAATCAGTAAATAGATTAATGTTTTTAATAAGTGGTATAGTTATTTTCCCACCATATTGAAAAATACTATTGTTATTTTTTAACTATAAATATTTTTTTTTATATTCTATATATTTTTTTTATTATATATTAAGGGAAAGAATATTTATTAGATTATTTTATTTTTATATTATAATTTAAGATTATAATCTTAAATATTAAATTTTAAATTTTAAATATAAATATTTTTCTTTATATTTTTTATATTTCTTATTATTTTGATTAATTGTAAT